TTATTTATTCAAAACAGATATCATAAAATCATGGGATTCTCTAAAAAGATGAGCATAAATATTGAGAGTGGTTTCAACTTTTTCATGCCCTAGTCTTTTAGATACTGCAAGTATATTAACATTATTATTAATTAAAAAACTTGCATGGCTATGTCTTAAATCTTGCAGTCTTATTTTTTCTAATCCAGCTTTTGCAGAATAAGTTTTTATGTCATGCTCAAAAGTAGATTTGGTAGTGGGAAAAAGTCTAGTATCATCTGTTGGGCAATAAAGTCTTTGAATATACTCTTCCACAATACTGACTAATTTATCTGACATATCTATAATTCTATTAGCCCTAGGTGTTTTAGGATCAGTTACTACATCTTTCTTTCTAAGTCTTTGATAACTTTTATCAATCTTTAAAGTCTTATTTTTTAAGTTGATATCTTTAACCGTTAGAGCTAATAACTCTCCTATTCTCAACCCACAATTAAACATTATTTGAAAACCTGTGTATGATAGAGGTTTATGAAAAAGAAGATTAATAAATCTTTCAAATTCAGGAGGCTCCCAAATTTTCATCTCATCTGCATTTTTCTTACCTATACTCCCTGCTTTATGGCATGGATTTTCTTTCAGTCCATAAAATTTAACTGCATAATTCATCATCGCCGATAGCTGATTATTAATAGTTTTTATATAGGTAGGCGCATATTTTTTGTTAGTCTTAGGGTTTTTAGAATTAATGAGTTCATTTTGCCACTTTCTTATCACTACTGGGCTAATTTTATCAATACTTAATTTTTTGAAAAATGGTAATATCTTCAAATTGATTATATATTCTTTACTTATAAAAGTATGTTGCTTTAATCTATGCTTCATATCTTCCATATATAAATCATACAAAGATTGAAAACTCATATCCAAATTAAGATTAGATTTTGCTAAGAATTCTCTTTCAAACTCTTGAGCTTCCCTTTTTGTAGCAAATCCTCTTCTTTTCTTTTGCTTTCTCTCACCTTTATAGTCAGTAACATAAAATCTACTTGTCCAAGTTCCATTTTCCTCTTTATTTACTGGCATAAAATCACGCTCCTTTTCAATTTGCATAATAAAATTGAGTGTGATATAATCTAAACAGATGATATAGAAGAGTACCACACTCTTGAGCCTTTTAGTTGCTACCAACAACTGATGGGCTTTTTTTAGTTCTTATCTCTTTCTAGGAAGAAAAAATGGCTTAGAAACTTGATCTTTTATTTTTTCTATTGTAGAACTTCCTAATTTTTCAATGATAATTTGTTCTAACAAAGAAATTCCTTGACTAGATACTGCATAAAATAATCCTTCTATAGGTTTTTCTCCTATACGACATTGTTCTGAAACTATCCCTATTAATTGAGTTGCACCATTAATTTCAGCAAAAATAGGAGATCCACTAGACCCTTTATTTGCAGGAGCTTGAACAATAAAAGTACTTTTAGAAGCATCCATAGTTAATAGACCGTGTAAACCTATAGGGCTATTTAAATTATAAATATCATCCCCATAATGATAACCTATAATACTCACATTATCATTTTGTATATTAATCATTTTTCTATTCCCATAAATGTCAAGCCCATAGGCATTATTTTCGGTGGATAAAAAATTATGCATAATCCAAGGACTACTCGTATTTTCATATTTTAAAAATGTTGGTCTTAGAAAATTCTTTGATTTTTTTAATGCTACATTTTTTAGATATATCAAAGCTAAATCTTTAAACTCATTCTCTACAACATCAATTTCTTTTTCAGCAAAAATAACCTCAATTTGAGAAACCTCATTTGTGAAATCGTTTGTACTTTGAATTAAAAAACGATAGCTACTATAATCTGGATTATCCAAAAGATGCTTAGCTGTAACTATACAGGGTAAATGTGCCTCCGAACCATCGATGCCTACGGCATAAAAAAAACCAGATCCATAAGATACAACTTCCCCTTTAGAATTTAAAAGTTCAATCTTAGTAACCAATTTAAACCATTCATTCATATAAAACCCTCCTAATTTATTTTCTATTAACCAATAAGTCTATTATTGGCATAATTGAATCTCTTATCTTTTTTGCTTCTTCTTCTGATAAATTATCTGTTTTTTCTATAAATTCCGTTTGTAACTCATAAACAACTTTATTTTTATTATTTGATAAATAAAAAGGATTTTTAGTAGTTGGAATTCCCCATGCAGCCATTACACTCATTATATCCCCATCACTAGATGATTCACTGACCCATTCTACTAAATTAAGTTCTAACTTAGCCTCATTTTTACTCAGTCCTTTTTCTTTTCTTATTCTTTCAATCTCGTTAAGATAATTTTTCTTAGTAATTGGCGAAATTTTCTTGATTTTTGACATTAAAAGTTTTTCTGGGTTTAATCCCAATTCTTTGCATATAGTCTGAAATTTGTCTAGAGGGATAGATGTTTCCATAGTCTCATATCTGAATAATGTAGAAGCACTGATTCCAGTCTTAGCTTCTAAATCTTTATATGAATACTTTAATTCTTCTCTTTTATTTTTAATTTCTGCTATCACATCTTTTATTTCATAAGCCATTTTAAGTCCTCCTATAAATTTCTTAATTGAATTATACAATATATCTTTCATATTTGCAATATATTTTTATGATTTAAAAAGAATATTTCAAAAAAGAATTGACAAATTAAAAATACAATGGTATTATTATTTCGTAAATGAAATGAAAGGAGGGTGAGAATGAAAGAACTTAGCAAATTAAAAGGTAGAATTGTAGAAAAAGGAATGAGTCAAGTAGAACTAGCTAAAAAACTTAATTTATCGGTACAAGCACTAAATGCAAAATTAAATGGGAGGGCTAATTTCAATTTAACTGAAGTTGGAATAATTATTGATGCCTTATGTATTGAAGATAATGAAATAAGACAAATTTTTTTAGCTTAAACATTTCATTTATGAAATAACAATATTCTATAAAAAGAAAACTATTCAAATCTTTTAATCTCTCAAAAGCAAAACTATCAAAATATGGAATTTGTTATAAGGAAAAAAGGAGGAATATGAAATTTAATAATACTTTACCGATATCAAAAATTACTTTTCCAGACTATATAAGCCCTAAAAAAGTAAAAGAGATTTGTGAGGCTATGAAATCTGGAAAAGTAATAATTATAAAAGGTTCTCAAAAAGCAACAGGAAAAACTACTGTTACAAATATTTTAAAAGAAAATGGATTCGTTGCTTTTGAGAAGTTTGAGTGTGTAGAAATAGAGATATAAGGAATTATCTATCTCTAGCTACAAGCTGTTTTAAAGATTTCTCAGAGATATTAAACATCCAATTTATACCGCTGTCGGCTGGGGCATACTTGAACCCAAGTTTAAGCATAGCTCCCTTGAAAGTACCGTTTGAGATGTAGAAGCCATCTCTTGACCTAGAAAATAGATGTTTCAATCCATAAGATGTGTGTTTGGTGTTTGTTGTACTTATCTTAAGTATTAAATCACACCAATCTAAAAGAATATCTTGTTCTTCTTTTGTAAGGTATTCAAATTCACTTGGGTCATTATAGGTTATATCCTTTGGATAGTTAGGAACAATATCTTTTGGCATTAATAATCACCTCCCTGAACAGATTATAACACAATGGAGGAAATAAAAGGAGAATAAGAAATGGAAGATTTATATTTTATATCAGAGTCAAGAAAAACTATATTTGGCTTGGTTAAGTTAGGAGGAAAGCAACAAATGGATTTTCTTGGAATAGATTATGGACACTATTCTAATAAGGAATTGGCTAAGAGCTGGTACACAGAAACAAAAAGAAAAATAGTTGGTAGTAAGCATCCGAAACTAGATGAAGCATTAGAGAAATTGGAAATATTATATAAGGGAATGATATAGGGAGGTATAAAAGTGAATTGTAAAACTTTTAAAAAATGGGTAAATGCAATAACTTTTTCAGCAGAAATCAAGTTAGTTAATGCAGTTGAAATTATTCAAAAACATATTGAAAAGGAGGCTAAAAATGAAAAAGAAATTAAGAGAGCTTAGAAAGAAAAGAGAGTTTGTAAAACTATGTAAGGGAGCTTTAAGGATAAGTTACTTCGCATATTGGGATCGTAATTGCTCTATAAAAAGATTTGGAGAAAAAACTAATATAACTAATATGGATTTTATCGCGAATATGAATTTAGCAGATAAACTTTGTAAATATTATAAAACAAAAGTAAAAACCAAATCAAAGAAAAGAGGTGGAAAGAATGTTGCTTAAAGAGAATTTTGGAAAAGCAAAATTTAAAGAAATTATCAAACATAAGATTAAGTGGGTACTTAGAGTTCTTAATTATCCTTTTAAAAAGCTAGAAAACTGGATGTGATGATTATGCTAGAGTTTGCAGATGTAAATAGAGTAATTGAATTATTAGGCTGTAGCCAAGCAATGGCATATAAAGCCATTAGAACACTTAATTCTGAACTTAAAGAAAAAGGTTTTTTAACTATACAAGGGAAGGTGAATGAAAATTATTTGAGAGAAAGATATGGTTTAGAAAAAAGAAAAACATCTGTTGACAGCGATCAAACTAAAACAGATGTTCAAAACAAATAGGGTAGGTATTACTCTACTTACCCTTGATTTTACTACAAATATTAAAAAATATCAAGGAGGAAATTTTATGTTAAAAGCAAAATTTATAGATAAAATACTGGAAGTTATGCAAGAAGAGGCAGACAGAATTTGGATAGATAACAAAGAGGTTACTGTTTGCTTTAAAGATAGCAAAGATGTAGATGGTAATGCAGAAATACTTAAACATATCTATACTTTAAAGCTAAATGAGGTTATGGGAGAGTACAAAATTAGAATAGATTATGAGTTTAAAAACATTGAAATTCATAAAGGTACTAAGTTTGTATGTTTAAGAGGGTTTGGAAAATATGGTGTAACAGGAATCTGGTCTATGATTTTAGAAGAAATAGAAGAAAATAGAAACAAAATGGAGGAAGAACAATAATGGATATAAAAGAATATAATGCACAAAATATGGGAAAACAAGTTTTAGTACTACAAGAAAGAGAAATAAAAAGTTTAATGCACTTTTCTACTATTGCTAAAAATGAAAGTATTAATGGCTTAATTGTATCAGGAAGTTATGCTGGATTCACTGATACATACAGATTAGCAGTAGTAAGAGATACAAGAGAAGAATTATCAGGAACAGATACCAAAATTTACTCTGTATCAGTATTAGAAGAACTTAAAAAAGCTAAATCTATGGCAGTTTTGAAAGATGGGAAATTAGCCATTCAAGTAAAAGATGAGGTAACGGAATATGATCCTATTCCTAATGCAAAAGTACCTGATATAAAAACATTCATTAATAACTACGAATACGAAGGCTATTCAAGTGGAAAAGCTGTTGAAAAAATAACTGATGATATAGTCTGGAAAATGTTAAAACTAGTAGATTCATCTGACATAAAAAGATATTTCTCTTTTGAAGATGGAAAACTGATAGTAGAAGCATATCCTAATGGAAATTCAACACTATTGTTAGATGTTTTAGAGCTTGATAATAAAGGGGCTAAGTTAAAAACTACTCTGAATTTTAAATATATGGACTTATGGTTGAAGTATGTGAAAGATGAAAAGTTTGATATTGCTTTAGCTAAAAATAATAGGAATGCTTGTCAGTTCAGAAAGGATAATCTATTTTATATAGTTATGCCTGTGGCATTGAGAGATTAAAGGAGTTGATAGGAATGTCTAAAATAGAAGAAGTTTTGGAGTATATAAGAAGTAACACTCATGCAACAAATAAAGAAATTTCAGAAGATTTGAATATAAGCGAAGGTGTTGTTAGAACTTATTTAAATAGATTAAAAAATAAAGGGTACCTAGAAAAGATAGGTACAGAATATAAAGTTTTAAAAGAAATGCCCGTTAACAAATCTAATTACAAGCAAGAAATTATAAAAGAAATGTTGGAAGTATATATGGATGATTTTAGAGAAATTAAGGTAATCAATGAAAAGATTAGAGTTGGGGAACTTATTATAAGACTTGTGGATAAATTATAGGAGGCACAAATGTTTTTAATAGATGATAAATATTATGAACTGGTTTTAGAGGATGGAGACATCGCAGTTCTATCAAATGTTGTTACTGGAGAGTCCATGACTATGCTGATAAAAGACTTATGGAATTATGCAGTTTAAAGGAGGTGTTCAGTATGCTGGAAAATAAAAAGTCTGTTGCGACTACCACATCAACAACAGACAATCATTCAACTTTTAAATATAAAGTACCACATAATTTAAAAAAATGCAAATAGGAGGATATAAAAATGGTAAAAGTAGAATTTACGGGAAGTGTGGAAGAAGTTAAAAAGGAAATAAGAGAGTTTATAGAAGTAAACTGTACTGAGGTAGTAAATAGTACAGAAAAAGCAATTAGTAAAGCATTAGATAATGCAAGAGCCGTAGAAAAAACTACCCCTAAAGTAGAAGAAAAGAAAGAAGTTGCTAAAAAAGTAGAAGAAGCTCCTGCTCCTAAACTGCCTACTGCTCCAGCTAAAAAAGAAGAAGCACCTGTAGAGGTTGCAACTCCTTTACCAACTAAGACAGCTGAATATACTGCAGCAGATTTACAAAAAATAGCAGCTGCTTGGGTGAATATGGATATAGATAATAACAGAACAGTATTAGTAAATCTATTATCTAGTTTTGGGGTTAAGGCTATTACAGTTTTGCCAAAAGAAAACTATGGAGCTTTTATTCAAGAACTTAAAAACTTAGGAGCTGATGTTTAATGGCACATGCACTTTTAGGACCTTCTAGTGCTGCAAGGTGGATAGCTTGTCCACCTTCTGTCAAACTCTGTGAACAGTTTGAAGATGTAGAAAGTGAATATGCAAAAGAAGGTAGTTTGGCACATGAAATAGCAGAATTGAAGGTAAGAAAATTAATAGATCCTGGATTAACTTCTAGGAAATTTACAGCTGCAATGAAGAAGCTAAAAGAAAAAGAGTTATATCAAGAAGAAATGCAAGGATACACAGATGAGTATGTGGAGTTTATCCAGGAACAGATGTACAGTTACTCAACTAGCCCACATATAGCAGTAGAACAGAAAGTAGATTTTTCAGAATATGTTCCTGACGGCTTTGGTACTGCTGACTGTATTTTAATATCTAATGATACCTTACATATTATAGATTTTAAGTATGGGAAAGGAGTTCCTGTAAGTGTAGAAAATAACAAACAGTTACTTCTGTATGCATTAGGTGCATATCTTGCTTATGAAATGATATTCCCAATAGCTCATATAAAAATGTCTATTGTGCAACCTCGCTTGGCTAATATAGACACTTGGGAATGTAGCTTGGATTATTTATTAGAGTTTGCAAAGATAGCCCAAGAAAAAGCTACTATGGCTTTAAAAGGTGAAGGAGATTTTAACTGTGGAGAACATTGCAAGTTTTGTAAAGCAAAAGCTATTTGTAAAGAAAGAGCCAATGTAAACCTTGAACTTGCTAAGTATGAATTTAAAGCAGCAGACCAATTAACCTTAGAAGAAATAGGAGAGATATTAGAAAAAGCAAAAGATTTAGCTAAATGGGCTGAGGACTTGAAAGAATATGCTTTATCTGAAAGTTTAAAAGGTAATGAAGTACCTGGTTGGAAAGCAGTTAATGGTAGAGGTAGTAGAAGTTTTAAAAATACTGATGAGGCTATAAAGGTACTGGTTGATAATGGAATAGCTGAAGAACTTTTATATGAAAGAAAGTACTTAACTTTAGCACAAATAGAAAAGGTAATAGGTAAAAAAGATTTTAACAATTTAGTTGGAGATTTAATAGTTATGAATGTAGGTAAGCCAACTCTTGTAGAAGCTTCTGATAAAAGAGAAGCTATAACAAACAAGATAAAGGCAGAAGATGAATTTAGTGTAGTAGATGATATTAATAGTTTATAAAGGAGAAGTGATTTTAATGGCTAATGAAACAAGAGCAATGACAGGGAAAGTAAGATTAAGTTATGTGCATTTATTTAAACCTTATGCAGCAGAAAAAGGACAAGAAGAAAAGTACAGTTGTACAATTCTAGTTCCAAAAACAGATGTTCAAACTAAAATGAAACTGGATGCTGCTATAAATGCTGCTATAGAAAAAGGTATTAGTACTGTATGGAATGGAGTAAAACCTCCAAAACCAACTATCCCAATATACGATGGAGATGGTATAAGACCTTCAGATGGTCAAGAATTTGGACCCGAATGCAAAGGGCACTGGGTGTTTACTGCAAGTGCAAAAATTGACTACCAACCAGGAATAGTTGATGTAAGGGCACAACCAATTTTAAATCAATCTGAAATTTATTCAGGAATCTATGCAAGAGTATCAGTTAACTTTTTCCCTTATGCAGTAAGTGGTAAAAAAGGAATAGGTTGTGGTCTAGGTAATGTACAAAAGTTAATGGATGGAGAACCTTTATCAGCAGTAGGAATTAAAGCTGAAAATGAATTTGGTGAAGTGGAAATAGATCCAGTTACTGGAGAACCATTATTATAAAAAAACTTATAGAAGGGCAGTGTGAGAACTGCCTTTCACTTTCAAAAAGGAGCGATTATGAGAACTTTAAATATCGATATAGAAACATTCAGCCCTGTAGATATAACAAAGTCTGGCTCTTACAAGTATGCAATGAGTGATGATTTCCAGATACTTTTATTTGCCTATTCAGTTGATGGCCAAGATGTAAAAATAATAGACCTAGCACAAGGTGAATCTATTCCAGGAGAAATATTAGACCTTTTAAAAGATGAGACTTGTATTAAGTATGCTTATAATGCTGTCTTTGAGTGGTGGTGTTTAAATATGTTTAATATAGAAACCCCATTAGAACAATGGCATTGTACTATGGTACATGGTCTTTATTGTGGGTATACAGCAGGACTTGCTGCAATAGGTAATGCTATGGGATTACCTCAAGATAAGAAAAAGCTAACAACAGGAAGTGCTCTAATAAGATACTTCTGTATACCTTGTAACCCCACTAAAAGTAATGGGAACAGAACTAGAAACTTACCTCAACATGCACCAGAGAAGTGGGAGCTTTTTAAAGAATACTGTGTACAAGATGTAGTTACGGAAATGGAAATAGGTAGAAGATTAAGTTCTTTTCCTGTTCCTGACAGAGAGTGGAAACTTTGGCAACTAGATACCTTTATGAATGCATATGGAGTTAGAGTTGATAGTGAGTTAGTAAATGGTGCTTTATATATAGATGCATTATCAAGGGCTAATTTACTAGAAGAAGCAAGAGAGATAACTAAGCTAGATAATCCTAATTCTACTAGTCAATTACTTAGCTGGTTAGAAGAAGCTGGAGAAGAAGTTGAGAATTTACAAAAAGCTACAGTTGAAAAAATGGTAGATACTTTAGAAGATGGACAGGCAAAAAGAGTTTTGGAGATAAGGCAAGAGCTTTCTAAAACATCTGTTAAGAAGTATAAAGCTATGGATGAAGCAATGTGCAAAGATGGAAGAGTGAGAGGTCTTTTACAATTCTATGGAGCCAACAGGACTGGCAGATATGCAGGAAGATTAGTTCAAGTACAGAACCTACCTCGTAACTATATAGAAACTTTAGATGTTGCTAGGGATATCATAAAAAAAGGTGACAGAGAACTATTAGAGCTAATTTATGGAAATATTCCAGATACCTTATCTCAGCTTATTAGAACTGCATTTATCCCATCAGAAGGAAATCACTTTGTTGTATCCGATTTCTCGGCAATAGAGGCAAGAGTTATAGCATGGCTTGCTGGAGAAGAGTGGAGAATGGAAGTATTCAAAACTCATGGAAAAATTTATGAAGCCTCAGCCTCTCAAATGTTTGGAGTGCCAATAAGCACAATAGCAAAAGGTGAAGAAAATTATCATCTTAGAGCTAAAGGTAAAGTTGCAGAACTTGCACTAGGTTACCAAGGTAGTGTTGGAGCTTTAACTGCTATGGGTGCAGCAGATATGGGACTGACTGATGAAGAAATGAAAGATATAGTTGATAGATGGAGAAAATCATCTAAAAGAATTGTGGAGCTATGGTATGCATTAGAAAATGCTGCAGTTGAAGTTTTAGAAACTGGAGAACCTCAAATGGTTAAGTGCGTAAAGTTAGCAAGAGAGTATGACTTTATTTATGGCCAAGACTTTTTCACAATAGCTCTACCAAGTGGAAGAAAACTTTTCTACCCTAAGCCATTTTTAAAAGAAAACCAATTTGGACAAATGCAGATGCATTATATGGGGATTAACCAAACTACTAAAAAGTGGGAAGTAATTCCAACTTATGGAGGAAAATTAACGGAAAACATTGTACAGGCCATAGCGAGAGATTGCTTAACTGAAACACTTTTAAGAATAAAAGCAAAAGGGTGGCCAATAGTATTCCATGTTCATGACGAGGTAATACTTGATGTTCCAATGTCAGTTGAGTTAGAGGAAGTTATACAAACTATGACAGAAGAAATAAGTTGGGCTAAGGGATTAATATTAAATGCTGCTGGATTTACTGGTAGTTATTATATGAAAGATTAGGAGGAAATTATGGCAGATTTTTATGTAGATTCTAGTGGATTTAAAAGGTATAAAAATTCTAAGAGATTAATGTTTAACCCAGAACTATTTCCTAATCACAAAACTAAATGGAGCAAAGAAGATGAAATAGATTTAGTAGGTTATAGACAAACAATGAAATGGGAAGATATAGCCTTAATGCTGGGAAGAACTCCTGGCGTATGTATGGAAAAAATGAGATCCATTAAAAGAAATGGAAAATATAATTTATATTTAAAGAAATTCAAGGAAATTTAAAGGAGAAAATTATGGAAATAGGAAAAAGAATTAAGGAATATAGAGAAAAGAACAAAATAACACAAAAAGATTTTGCTCAAAAGATAGGTGCGACTCAGTCATTTTTATCCCTTGTAGAAAAAGGAAGTGTAGATATAGAAACTTCCACAATGCTAAAAAAAGTAATAGATATTATTGGAGAAGAAAATACAGAAAAAAAGGTAGATAAGTTAATGGGAGCTTTGGAAAAGAAAGTGGATAATGTAAATAGTCCAAGCCATTATAAAATATCAGGTTGTAATTTTGAAAGTATAGATATTATTAGAGGAAGATTAGGAGATATAGGTTTTATGTTCTTTTTAGAAGGAAATGTAACTAAATATCTTATTAGAGCAGAGAAGAAAAATGGTAAAGAGGACTATCAAAAAGCTAAAAAATATTTAAGCTGGTTAATAGATATGAAAAAAATAATACCTCATGAACTAGCTTTAAATGAGAAAGAAGAAATAGCTAAAAGATGTCAATCCAATTGGCTTAATATTATGAGTGGAATAACACAAGATATGAAAGCTAAGAAGGCTTTAATCTTAAATGAAATTTTTAATCAATTATTCAGTGCTAAATATGAAGAAGCCACAGATTTGATAGATAAATTGCTTGAAGAATAAAAGGAGATAACAGATGGAGAACTCAAGAAAATTAGTAATATCAGAAGCAAATAACAGACTATCTAAGCAGTGGGTAACAACTGAAATTACCTGGTCTGAATTTGTTGAAAGATTAGGAAAACCAAAAATAACAGCTGAAACATTAGATGAGTTCTTATCTTATTCTAAGTCTAAGCAGGATGATATTAAGGATGTCGGAGGCTTTGTTGGTGGTAAGCTAAAGGGTAATCTTAGAAGAAATGGAACTGTTGAAAGGAGAAGTTTAATAACTCTTGACTTAGACAACTTAGCTTATGAGGATGATACTAAGATTATAAAAACTCTTAATAGTTTAGAGTGTGCTTATGTTGTGTATAGCACTCGTAAGCACCAAACTACTAAGCCAAGAATAAGAGTTATTTTGCCCTTAGCTGAAGATGTGTCTGCTGATGAGTATGAACCGATAGCAAGGAAGGTAGCGTCATTTATAGGGTTGCGTTATTGCGACCCTACTACCTTTCAAGCTGTCAGGTTAATGTATTGGCCAAGCCATTCTATTGATAGTGATTATGTCTTTACTTATGCCGATAAACCTATGCTAGATGGTGCGGCCATACTTAATATGTATGACAACTGGAAAGATATATCAACCTGGCCAGAAGTTCCAGATGCACAAAAACTCCACCAGAATATGTTGAAGAAGCAAGAAAACCCTTTAGAAAAAGAAGGAATGGTAGGAGCATTTTGCAGAAGATTTAATATATATCAAGCTATAGATGAATTTTTACCAGGAACATATGAGCCTTGTGATGTAGCTGATAGATTGACCTTTATAGGGGGAAGTACTACTGCTGGAGCTATTGTATATCAAGATGGACTTTTCTTATATTCTCACCATGCTACTGACCCTTGTAGTCAAAAATTAGTAAATGCTTTTGACTTAGTAAGATTACATAAATTTGGACATTTAGATATACAAGCAGAAGTTAATACTCCTGTGGCCAAACTGCCATCTTGGATAGCTATGAAAGAATGGGTAATGGCAAAGACAGATGTTAGAAAAGATTTATTAAAAGAAAGACAACAAAAAGCTATTGCAGAATTTTCAATAGTAAATGATAAGAATGAAGAAATTTTAGAAGGTGAAATAGTTGAAGATGATGACAACTGGAAAGATAATATCCAGTACAGTGCAGATGGTATGAAAGCTCTTAGCACTCTGTCCAACATAATTTTAATTTTAAGAAATGATAAGGAATTAAAGTTTAAAATTTTCAAAGATATCTTTTCATCAAGAATATTAGTTAGAGATGGAGTACCTTGGGATAGAAAATTTGAAGCTGATGATAGACTATGGACAGATACTGATGATGCAGGTCTTAGATGGTATTTAGAAAGCAATTATGGAATCACTTCCACAAATAAAATCATCGATGGAGTTAATCTAATTGCAGAAGAAAATGCAGAAAATAAGGTAGCAACAAGACTTCAATCTACACAGTGGGATGGAGAAAAGCGATTAGAAACTTTATTTATAGACTACTTAGGTTGTGAAGATAATGTATATACTAGAGAAGTTTCTGAGAAATCTCTAGTTGCAGCAGTAAGAAGAGCTATATTCGGTGGAATTAAATGGGATAATATGCCTATTCTAATTGGGCCACAAGGAGTAGGTAAGAGTACCTTTTTAAAAATTTTAGGTATGGATTGGTACAATGATAGTTTAGTAAATGTAGAAGGTAAAGATGCTTGTGAGATAATCCAAGGTAGCTGGATTCTTGAAATGGGTGAACTTAGTTCATTAAGAAAATCAGAGTTGAACCTGGTAAAAAACTTTTTAAGTAGAACAGATGATATCTTTCGGGCTTCTTATGGACGTAGAGCCCAAAAATATCCAAGAAGATGTGCATTCTTTGGAACAGCAAATGATACTAACTTCTTAAGAGATGAGACAGGAAATAGAAGATTCTGGCCAATAGATTGTTTTATTAATAAGCCCATAAAATCTATTTTTAATGACTTAAACGATGAGTTAGATCAGATATGGGCTGAGGCTTGTGAACTTGCAAAGAATGAATTTTATAGTTTAGTTTTATCAAAAGAAGCTGAGAAAATCGCTAAGGAAGAGCAAGAGGCTCACTCTGAAGATAATGTATTTAAGGGGATAATTTTAGACTACTTAGATAAGAAAATTCCAAAGAATTGGAATTCTTTAGATGCTTTTGCAAAAAGAACTTTTTTAGATGAATATGAAACTATGAGTAAGCAGTATGATGAAAATGATCTAATTCTAAGAGATAAAGTTTGTGCGGCTGAAATATGGGAAGAAGCATTGAAAAACAGTATTAGATTCATGAAAAAAAGTGACAGTATTGAGATTAATAAAGTCTTAGCATCTCTAAAGGAATGGGAAAAAATGAAAACCTCATCTAAATTTGGAAAATATGGAGTTCAAAGGGGTTATAAGAGAAAGATTCCATACTAAAAAAAGGTAACATTCTAGGGTCAACATTCTTGAAAAGGTCAACATTCTCAAAAATTAAGGGTCAACATTCTTTTTTGTTGTTACCTAGAATGTTGAGTAGAATGTTGACCGAAAAAGTATTGATATTATTAGTTTTATTATTAATATTAAACAAAGTAACATTCTTTTATATATAAGTATAAAGAAATATAGAATTTAAAGGGTAAATATACTCTATAAAATCTATAAATCCTTTATTTCATATATATATATAGGAAATAATGTTTAGTTTGTTGTCCTTAAGATTGGAGAAAATTTTTATGAAAAAAAGTGAAAGAGAGATTGAAGCATATTTAGTCAAAAATGTAAAAAATAAAAATGGCTTGTGTATGAAGTGGACCTCTCCTGGAAATGCGGGAGTACCTGATAGGATAGTTATAGTTCCAGGAGGAGATATATATTTTATAGAACTGAAAGCAGAAGGGAAAAGAGAAAATTTATCTCCTTTGCAGAAAAATTTCATACAAAAATTAAAAAACTTAAATTGTGATGTGAGAGTGATAGCTTCATTTCAAGAAGTAGATAAGTTTATTGAGGAGGTGATACATGATGAAGTTTCAACCACATGAATATCAAAAATACTGCATTGATAGAATGATAAATGGTGACAAATTGGGGCTTATGCTGGATATGGGTTTAGGAAAAACTATCATAACCTTATCAGCCATAGTGGATTTAAAATTTAATAGATTTGAAGTAGGAAAGGTATTAATAATAGCCCCAAAAAAAGTCGCAGAGGCTACCTGGACAGATGAGATAGCAAAATGGGACCATTTATCCCTACTAAAAACATCTCTTGTTTTAGGGGGCTTACAAAAGCGTATAAAGGCACTTGCTAAAACAGCAGATATTTATGTCATAAATCGTGAGAATGTAACTTGGTTAGTAGATTATTATAAAAATGCTTGGCCATTTGATATGGTGGTACTTGATGAGTGGTCTAGTTTTAAGAATCACCAGTCAAAGAGATTTAAAAGTCTGAAAGTTATTAGAAATAAAATAACTAGAATAGTTGGACTTACTGGAACACCTGCACCAAATGGGCTTATAGACTTATGGGCACAGTTATATTTATTGGATCAAGGTGAAAGACTAGAAAAAACTATAGGGAAATTTAGAGAAAGATATTTTGAATCTGGACAAAGAAATAGAACTGTGATTTTTAATTATGATGCCAAAGAGGGTTCAAATGAGGCTATACATGAAAAAATATCAGATATCTGTATATCTATGAAAGCAGAAGATTATTTGGAACTGCCAGACATAATCTATGAGCAAGTACCTGTAGTTTTGGATAGCAAGGCTAAGAAATCATATGATGAGCTTGAGAAAAAAGCCATACTTGAACTTGAAGACACTGAAATCACTGTTGCAAATGCGGCGGCGCTATCTAACAAGTTACTTCAGTTAGCAAACGGAGCTATTTATGACGAAAACAGAAAAGTCTTTGAAGTCCATGATTGTAAGATTGAAAGATTTTTAGAGCTGATAGAACAGTTAAATGGGAAACCTGCACTAGTATTCTATAATTTCCAGCATGATAAAGACAGAATAGTTGAAGCCTTGAAAGATTCTAAACTAAGAATAAGGCTTTTGAAAACTCCACAAGACCAATTAGATTGGAACAAGGGTGAGATTGATATATTGCTAGCCCACCCAGCAAGTGCAGCTTATGGACTTAACTTGCAAGCTGGAGGTAATCATGTGATATGGTTTGGACTTAACTGGAGTTTGGAATTATATCAGCAAGCTAACAAAAGACTACACAGACAAGGGCAGACAGAAAAGGTAATAATACATCATTTGGTTTGTAAAGAGACAAGAGATGAAGATGTAATGGAAGCTTTACAAAATAAAGGAGATGTTCAGAATGCACTCGTTGAGAGTTTGAAAGTAAGAATTAAAAAAATTAAGGAGGAGAATAAGAAAGGAGATTAAGAGCACCCAAGAATTTTGAAGATATATTAAATCTTCAAAAGCATTTAGATGAAAGTATACATAGTTCTAGAGAAAGAACACTTAGAGATATTAAATTATCTCTTATTGCAGAAGTAATAGAGTTCAATGAAGAAACTCTTGAAAGCCATAAGACTTGGAAAACTAAGCCTTATGACAAAGAAAAAGAACTAGAAGAATTTACTGATGTTTGGTTTTTTCTAGCACAAATGGTTAATTTTAAATTAGAAAAATCTGATAGTTTTATTGAAATAAAAAATGAACTTATAAATTTATTTGAGGATGAAGAAAATTTAAACTTACGTTATGAGGCTAATATAGAAAATTTAATTATGAGTGCTCTTTATGGAGACGATTTACAAATACTTCAAGGTTTGATAATCATTTCAGCTAACAAGGAGTACTCAAAAGATGATATCCTTAATTGCTACTGGGAAAAGTGGCAAAAGAATATGAAAAGAATTGGAAAGGAGTGGAATTAATATGAGTTTAGAAAAGATAGTAAAAGATTTAGAAGAAAAGGGATATATAGTAAAAACTATATTTCCAATATTACCAAACAGTTTTGGATTTAATGATAGTTTTGAAAATTTGATTAATGATAACGGATTTTGGCTAGAAGATATAGCATACCCAGAAGGGCACAAAGAAATAAACTTTGGAGAGGATATTGAAGATTTTGAATTTACAACTGAGGATTTTAATAATACTAAATGGAATGGTTATAATTGGTTGGTTGTTATAGATAGAAAAACAGGCAAATATTTTGGTACTTCATATCTTCAAGCATACAAAGATATATTTAATTTAAAAATGGAGGGGTAAAAAATGGAATCTAAAAAGAGACTGGGATGCAGATGTATAAGTGGTTCAGTATTCTATGGTAAAATTTTAAAAGATGGTTCAACTATATCTGAAAAAGCAGAAGATATTGAAGATAGCAACTTTGAAAGAACTATGCTTGAATATCTAAATGCTAAAATGGGAAAATTTAAGGGCGAATATTATGATATTCCCATAACAGATAACAATAGACTTTATAGAATACATGTGGATGTTATGGTTTTAGACAAAGATAAAGAGAAAAATAAGGAGTAGAGGAATGGCAACACAGGAACAAAAAATAATTTTTAGAAAGATGGAAGAAATATTAAGAAACTATCCAAAGTATCAGAAAAGAATAGAAGTAGAAATAGAAAATTTAAAAAATCCACAAATAAAAAAATCATGTGGACCTGGTGGACAAGGTGGGAACAGCTATAATTTCAAAAGTGAAATGGAGCAAATTGAGGAATTAAAACAAAGAATTTCTAATAATATTAGCAGATATGAGGAAATAATTTTTAGGATAGACGAGTGTTTGGGTATGGTGCAAGACCATAAGGATTATGATTTTATCCATATGAAATATTTTGACAAAATGACTTATGAGGAAATAGCTGATGTACTTAATATTTCTCTAAAAAGCACTTATGGAATGAGAAATAGAATTCTAGAGGCTTTGGAGATACATTTTAAAACTCAAAGATTAATAGAATTTTAGCAAAGGTAAAAACAGGGTAAAAAAGGGGTAAAAATAGGGTTATTGTAAGGTAAAAAATTATGTGGTAGTATGTTAGCATGTAGCAAAGTATAGAAGTTCAGAAGAACTTCCTCCTTATTGAAATAAATTACCACAGTAGTTTAAGACTCTACTATAAAAAAGTCTTACCATGTGGGGCATTAGCTCAGAGAGTAGAGCATAGGTTTAAATCCTGATAGTCATTGGTGCAAATCCAATATGCCCCCTTTAAAATATTTCTGTTAAAACTCTTGTAGATTTACATGAGTTTTTTGTTTATAAAAAGTGAGGTGAAAAAGATTGACTAAACAAGATTTATTTGTGAAAGAATATTTGAAAGACTTAAATGGTACACAAGCATATATCAGAGCAGGATATAAAGTAAAAAATGAAAATGTAGCAGCAGTATATGCTAGTAAGTTATTAAGAAAACCTAAGGTTCAAGAAAAAATACAAGCAGCAATGAAAGAAAGAGAAAAAAGAACTGAAATAACACAAGATAGAGTATTGAATGAGATTGCTAATCTAGCTTTTACAGACAGAACTGGTATAGTTAATCTTAACAACAATAGAGTTATAATTAAAAATTTTGATGAGTTAAGTCCAGAACAAAAAGCATGTATATCTGGAGTTAAGGAAACTAAATTTGGAATAGAAGTGACATTTTATAATAAAGAAAAAGCACTAGAAATGCTAGGTAGACATCTTGGAATGTTTACTGAAAAGCTAGAAGTAAAAGGAGAACTAAAAACAGAGGATCCTTTTAAAGGATTATCAACAGATGAACTAAAAAAGGTGATATTTGGTGGAGATAAATAAAGAAGCGATAAAAAGAGCAAAAATAGAACTTGCAAGACGTGAGTTCTTTTTTTATTGTTATTTAAAAGCTCCTAACTTCTATAAATATGAGAGAAAATTTTTAGTTGATTTATGTAATGATTTACAAAACTTTCTTACAAGTGATGATGAAGTTCTTATTTTAAACCTTCCACCTAGACATGGAAAGTCAAGAACAGTAGGAAATTTAGTAGAGTGGTTACTTGGTAGAGATATAAATGCAAAAATTATGACAGGAAGTTATAATGAAACTTTATCAACTACTTTTTCAAAAAATGTTAGAAATACTATACAAGAGGTAAAAGCTGATAAAGATAAAATAATTTTTTCAGATATATTTTCTGGTGTAAGTATAAAACAAGGTGATGGCGCTATGAACCTTTGGAGTTTAGAAGGTGGATACAATAACTATCTAGCAACTGCACCTGGTGGAACTGCTACAGGTTTTGGTTGTAGTCTTATGATAATAGATGACTTAATCAAAAATGCAGAAGAAGCTTATAATGCTAATGTTTTAGACAAGCATTGGGAATGGTATTCACAAACAATGCTTTCAAGATTAGAAGAAGGTGGAAAGATAATAATTATAATGACTCGTTGGGTTAGCGGAGACCTAGCTGGTAGAGCTATAGAGCACTATAAAGAAGAAGGAAAAAAAGTGAAACATATCAAAATGAAAGCTGTTCAAGATGATAAAGGTACCATGCTTTGTGATGAAATATTAAGTTATGAATCTTATTTATCAAAAGCTAAAGCTATGGGACCTGAAATTGCTTCTGCCAACTATCAACAAGAGCCAATAGACATAAAGGGTAGATTGTATGGAGAGTTTAAAACTTATGTAGATTTACCAAAAGAAAAGATTGTTAAAATATCTGCCTATTGTGATACAGCTGACACTGGAGATGATTTTTTATGTAATATCATTTATGTGGATTGCAAAGATAGTGCCTATATACTAGATGTTATCTATACCAAAGAAGCTATGGAAATAACAGAGCCTATGGTTGCAGAAGCATATAAAAAGTTTAATGTAAATATTGCAGATATAGAAAGCAATAATGGTGGAAGAGCATTTGCAAGAAATGTTGAGAGAATAACAAGAGATAAAGGAAATTATAAAACAGTTATTAAATGGTTCCATCAATCTGGAAATAAAATAGCAAGGATATTATCAAATAGTGCTTGGGTTAATGCAAATATCTATATGCCAGTTGATTGGAAAAATAAATGGCCAGAATTTGCAAAAGATATTATTTCTTATCAAAAAGAAGGCAAAAATAAACATGATGATGGACCAGATGCTTTAACTGGTATTGCTGAAAAGATGACTAATAGAAATGAAATAAGAACAATAGATAGAAATAGCCTAGGAATAAGATAAGAGAGGAGGATTTGATGACTGTAGAAGATTTAAAAGAAGCACTTGAAGCTTTTATAAAAAATGAATTGCCAGAATTACAAAAAATGGAAGATTATTATAGTGGGAAACATAATATTTTAAACAAAAAAGATAGAAGCGATAAGAAAAAAGACACTAAGTTAATTAATAATTATCCTGAGTATATTACAACTATTGCAACAGCTTATTTCTTAGGAAAACCCATTGCTTATGCTTTACAAGATGATAAATTAAAAAAAGATTTTGAAAAATTATCTGAATACCTTGCAACAGAGGAAGAACAACAAGAAAATTTTGAACATGCATCTAATTTAAGCGTGTTTGGAAAATCTTATGAACTTTGGTATAAAAATGTGGATAATACTATTGGAAATGTAGTTGTAGACCCAAGGGATTGCTTTATTTTAAGAGATAACACAGTAAAAAAAGAAATAACCGCTGCTGTGAGATGGGATAAAACTAAGAATAAAGAAAATAAATGGGTTTATAAATTAGAAGTTTATGATAATAAAAAAATTACGACTTATGAATATATAACTGATACTGATAAAAAAGAGGTTCCAACTGCAACAGGAGAAACTAAACTACATGGATTTAATCAAGTTCCAATTATTGAGTTTTTAAACAATAAAAGAGCCAATGGAGATTTTAAAAATGTAATTTCTTTGATAGATGGCTATAATGAAGCAACTTCAACTGCTATTGACGACATGAAAGATTTTACAGATGCATACTTAGTTTTAATTAACATGGGTGGAACAGATGAAAAAACACTAGAAGAAATGAATAAAAATAAAGTTATGCTTGTTAATGAGCAAGGTGATGCTAAATGGTTGGTTAAACAAGTTAATGACTCTTATGCTCAAAATAACAAGAACAGATTAAATCAAGATATTCATAAATTTTCAATGATACCAGATATGCAGGATAAGGAGTTTAGTGGAAATAGCTCAGGAGTTGCACTTGGATATAAGTTATTAGCTTTGGAACAACTAGCAGCACAAAAAGAAATGTATTTCAAAAAAGCCATAAATCAAAGATTACAACTTATGATAGATTTTCACAACTTAAAAATAAAAGCTACTGATATTCAAAAAGTATTTACTAGAAATGTTCCTAAAAATCTTGTTGAAGCAGCTGATACAGCTCAGAAATTACAAGGAATAGTATCGCATGAAACTATTTTATCTACTTTGCCTTTCATAGAAGATGCAAAGGGAGAGTTAGAAAAAATAAAAGCTGAAGAAGATATTAATGTAATGAAAGATATGAATACTCCATTAGGAGTTGGTGCTAATGGCTCAAAAGAATAGAGATTATTGGGAAGAAAGACAAGTTAAAAGAGAGGCTAAGGCATTCACTACAATACAGGATATTGAAAAAGAATATAAGATTGCACTTGAAAAAGCCAAGCAGAATATAAATAAAGAGATTGCTAGAATAACTACAACTTATATGAATGATAATATTCTAAATTATAATGAAGCTTTGAAACTTTTAAAAGGTGATGATTATAAAGTTTGGAAAAAAGATTTACATAGTTATATGAAAGAATATAAGAATCTTTTAAAAACAGCACCATTAGATGCACAAAAATTATATTTAGAAATTGAAACATTATCTGCTAAAAGTAGAATTAGCCGTTTGGATAGTCTTAAAGCTCAAATAGATATGGAATTTACTAAGTTGATTTTTGGAGTTGAAGATAGTGCTAAGAATGCTTTAACATCAGTTTATAGGGATACCTTTATAGAAGTAACGAAAGATTTAGGCATTAATGCTATTGTGAGCAGAGATAAAATAAAAACAGTCTTAGATAGACCTTGGAGTGGTGCAAACTTCTCTCAAAGAATTTGGAGTAATACTGATAAATTAGCACAAACAGTAAAGCAAGAAATAGTAAATGGAATGATACAAGGTATCAACTTACAAACTATGGCTAAAAGAGTTTCTGAAAGGTTTGAAACAGCTAAAAAGAACGATGTTGAAAGACTTCTAAGAACAGAAGTTAATTATACTTTAAATCAAGCTACTTTGGATGGATATAAAGAAGCTGGCATAGAAAAATATGAGTTTAGTGCTACACTAGACAGCAGGACCAGTCAAATTTGTTCGGAGTTACATGGTGAAGTATTTGAGATTAAAAAGATTGCAGTTGGGCTTAATTATCCTCCAATGCATCCACGATGCAGAAGTACAACAATACCGATTGTTGACTATGAAAATTTAATCAAGCAAGGTAGAGAAGAAATTGGTGAAAAAGATATTGAAAGCAACGAGAAAGAAGCATTGACAAATAATGAAAATAAGAGTATAACTAAAGAACCAGTACCTAATACATTTACAATGGCATGGGCTCAAAATGATAAAGTAGAGTATAATGAGGTTAAAAAACTACAAAAAGAATTAACAACTGAAGAAATAATTAAAAAAATAGGTGGAGGAGACCAAACAAAAGGTTCTTGTTCTTCTCTAGCATTTGCTTATATAGGAAATAGAAATGGGTATGATGTTTTAGATTTTAGAGGCGGTATATCTACAGAAATTTTTGCCACAACAAGAAACATAGTTGAAATTGCTAATTTAGATGGTATTGAAAGTAAAGTTATAAAAAGGGCAAATGATTACAATGCTGTTAAAGAGTTACTTACTTTTGTAGAAGAAAAAAAAGAATATTATCTAGAAACAGGTAAACATGCGGCGATAATAAGAATAGGGAATAGAGGTTTTGAATACTTAGAGTTGCAGTCAGAAACAGAAAATGGCTTTAAAAAATTAGATAGTTCTGTTTTAAAAACTAGATTTGGATGTCAAGCTTCTTATTCAGTTGGTGGTATAAAATTTGAAAAATCAAATGTTTTAATAGATGTAGATTCTTGCAAAAATAGTGAGGAATTTAAAAACCTATTAGGTTACATAAATACAGCTAAAGATAAACAAAATAAAGGAGAAGGTGGATATGCTAAGTGATTTTTATAAGAATAATAAAAATGATAGAGTATGGTGGATAGATGATTTAGATTCTGTTGGTAAACACATGTTTAGTTTTGATAAAATAAAAATCTTTAATTTATTTGCAGATTATCCACACAACTTAACACCAGAACAAAAAGAAATTTTTGATAAAGAAAACCCTTACTGGAAAGATTTTTTTAAAGAAAGAACTAAATAAAATAATTAAACCAAGAGCACTTAGCTAAAAACTAGGTGCTTTTTTTATTGCAAAGAAAGGAGGGACAAACATAAACATTGTCGTACTGGAGGACATAAAACACCTGGATAAAAATAGTCAAACAGGACTTTAAACAGGAGGATAAAATGAAAAGATTTAAACTTAATATTCAACAATTTGCAGAACCAGGAGAGCCAAAAACATTTACTCAAGAAGAAGTTGACAAAATGATTGAAGCTAGACTTAAAAGAGAAAATGAAAAATTTGAAAAAACAAAAAAAGAACTTGAAAGACAACACAATGAATCTATTGAGGATTATGAGGAAAGAATAAAAAATGCTAATCTTTCTGCAGAAGAAAAACACAAAAAAGAACTTGAAAAGATTCAAAAAGATTTAGATGCCAAAAATGCTGAACTTACAAAAATAAAAACAGATGAAATCAAAAGAACTACATTAGCAAAGTACAAAATGCCAGATAAATTTTTAGATAGAATTTCTGGAGCTACAGAAGAAGAAATAGAAGCATCTGTAAAAGGTTTTGCAGAAGTAATGGGAGAATATGTAAAAGGACTTGCTGCCAGTGGAGTACCAGGAGCTATGAACGGTGGAAGTAATGGTGGAGCTGATAAAAAAGCTCAATTAGAAGAATTGAAGAAAAAAGCTTTTGAAAGTGGTTCTGATATAGACAGAGCTAACTATGTAAGAGCGAAACAAGAATTAGAAAATTCAGGAGGTAATGAATAATGAAACATTATAAAACACTTTTAGGAATGGCTGGATTAAATATCCAATTATTTGCAGGAGAAAAAATAGATAGTAAAGTTCGTTCAACAACTCAATCTATTTCAAATGATATTTCAGATGAATTAACATTAATAAATCCAAACACATCTCAAATAATTTCACATATTTTAAGAGGGGGAAGAATTGGAACAGCTAGTTCAACAACTATAGAATGGGTTGATACATATGAAAGAAAAACAAACTCAACTTTAAAAGTCGCTTTAAATGCTGGAGCAACTGAAATTCAAGTAGTTGATGCTGATGTATTAGTTAAAGATGCTTTATTATCTATTGAAGATGAAATAGTTAAAATAACTAAAGTTAAAACTGATAACAAAGCTGATGTTACAAGAGGTTATGCCGGAACAACTTCTACTGCTGGGAATATAGTAGCAAATACAATAGTTCAAAGTTTAGGAATTGAAATGGAAGAAGGAGGAGAATTAAAACCTTCAACTGTTAGATTATCTAAACATATAACAAACAATACAGGTATTATCTATGATACATATGATGTTACTGAAACTATGAAACATATAAACCCACAAGGACAAGGTGGATTAAGTGCAAGAGAAATAGAATCTCAAAAGAAAAAAGATGAATTATTAGGAACTATGGAAAATAAACTTTTAAATGGAATTAAATATATTAATGGAGATATAAGACACTCTGCAGGAATCAAATCTTTAATTAAAGAACATGGAATAGTTTTAGATGCTGGAAATCAACCTTTCTCAATAGATTTATTGACTACAGCTGTAAAAGCAATAGTTGATAAAGGAAATCCTGGAGCTGCTGATTTACAATCAAGAAAATATTTTGTTTGTGTACCTTGGGCTATTGGAGTTCAAATTAATAAAATGAATAAAGATTTTGCCAGAACAGATATAACAGAAAAAGTAACAGGATCTAAAATAACAGAAATAGTTACAAATGCTGGTATTGTATCAGTATTCCCAGCTATGTCTTTAGCAGCAAATGAATTTTTGTTAATTAACTTGAATGAAGTGAGTTTAGAACAATTATATCCAATAAAAGAAGAACTAGCTGCAAAAACACGTTTAGCAGATACTTACTTTTTCCATGGAGAGTATGCTCATAAAATAAAGAAATTACCATTCCAAGTGCATGTTAAAAATGTAAAAATATAATAGGAGGTTGTAATGGCAAAAGATAACAAAAAGCAAAATGAAGAAGTAATTGAAGAAGTAAATGGAGCAAATGAAATAATAGAAGAAAAAGAAGAAACAACTTTTCATTCTAGTTATAAAAACTTAATCATAGCTGGAACTTCTATCCAATTCAAAGATGGAATTTACTCAACATCTGATGAAACAGAAATAGAAATATTAAGAAATAATAACCTTGTGACAGAGGCAGGAGAATAAAAACTCCTGCTTTTTCATATTAGGAGGTTAGACATGGAAGAAATTTACAACAAAATAATTGAAAAAGTGAAAGAATTAACAGCTATTAGCAACGAGGCTAGGTTGAAAATTCAAGTAACCATTTTAGTTAGAAAAGCTTTAAATTTTATGAATAGAGATGATTTTCCAGTTAAACTCATAGAACCATTTGCAGAACATTTAGCTTTAAAAATCATTGAAGAAACAAACTTACAAGGGAATATTTCCAAAGTTACTGAAGGAGACACAACAATAGAATATGACACATCTAATAACACTACTGATGAAATGTTTTTATCGTTAAAAAGTCAATTATTTAGGTTCCGAAAGGTTGGTACTGTATGAGTATTTTAGATAAATTACATAATGATAGAGTTACAGTTATTCGTTCTGTTGTCATTACAGATGAATATGGTGGAGCTTTTGAAGAACAAAGAGAAATATTAAAAGATATCCCTTGCAGACTTTCACAGAAATTATTAAGAGGTGTTTCAGTAGGACCTGTTAATAGCAGTTCACAAGAATATAAACTCTTTGTAGGTTTAGATGTAGATATAAAACAAAATGACTTGTTGAAAGTTATAAGAAAAGCAGATGGAGCTATTTATATGTTCAAGGCATCAAAACCTTTAGCTTATAACATCATAAAACATAAAGAAATAGTCTTAACAGAAGTTTTTGAAAATGAGGTAGATTATGGAGCTTAAAGGTTTTAAAAAGTTTGACAAAATTCTTGATGAAATAAAAACACAAGCTCCACAAGCTACTGAAAAATTTTTGATGCTACAAGCTGAGGGTTTAAAGAAAGATGTTAAGGAATTAACACCTGTTGATACTGGGACCTTAAAAAATAGCTGGCAAAGAGAAAATGGAAAAAGATTAACTGGAAAAGCATTCTCTCAAATAGTATTTTCTATGACATCATATGCACACCATGTTGAATATGGCCATAGAATCGGAAGAAACAAAACTAAATTTGTTAGAGGTAGATTTATGCTAAGAACAGCAGTAGCTATGAGACAAATTAAATTCTATAAAGATTTAAAAAATTTTTATGGAGGATTGATAAAGAAATGAAATGGGTAGATATAAGAAATGCATTAAATAAGATTATTTCTGAAAAACTAAAGGTAAATCCATATAGTGAGGATATAGATAATATCAAAAAACCTTGTTTTTATATAGATTTAGTTAGTTATAAAAAAGAATTTAATTCTGAATATAGAGAACTAAAAACTATAGATATTGATGTTATCTATTTTCCAAAAACTAATGGAAAGCTTACTAATGCTGAAATATTAGAAAATTTAGAAAACTTGGATAATGCTTTGGAAATAGAAGGAAAAAAGGTTTTACATGTACTTGACAGATTTTTAACTCTAAGGAATACAGATATAAAAATTGTAGATAGAGTTGGACATTATGTATTTACTTTAAGTCTGTATGACCTTTATAGAAAACCTTATGATTATGAACTTATGAAAGATTTAGAATTGAGATTTAAAGAAGGAGGTAGCAATTAATGGGAAATGAAGTAGGGCAAATAAAAGCTAGTCCAAACATTAATATAGAGTTTAAAACTCTTGCAACAACTGCTATACAAAGAAGTGAAAGAGGTATAGTTTGCTTAATATTAAAAGATACTAAGAAAACTATTAAATGGAACACTCTAAAAACAATAGCTGATTTGAAAGAAAAAGAGTGGGATGCTAAGAATGTAAAATACATTAAATTAGCAATGCACTATGGGGCTAAGAAAATTTTAATAAGAGTGTTGCAAACTGGGGAAAATATAGATGATGTTCTAGGTGAATTTAAAGAAAGAAAAATGCACTGGTTATCTTATCCAGGAGCAGAGCAAGCAGATGACCAAAAACTTGTAACTTGGGTTAAACAAGTATTTGGAAATGATGGAGCAATAGGAAAAACTGTTAAATATGTGTCAAGCTTTGCAAATAATACAGACCATGTGGCTATTGTGGAATTAGGAAACACAGGAACTTATAAATCTATTTATGGAGAATTTACTGCACAAGAGTACACAGCAGCAATAGCGGGACTTATAGCGGGAATGCCTATTAATCGTTCGGCGGATAACTTTGTGATGAGTGATTTAACAGAAGTAGATTACTTTGAGCCAAAACTTGGTAAATTTTCTCTATACAATGATGATGAAAAAGTTAGAGTTAATTATGGGGTAAACTCAAAAACTACTTTTGATAGTACTTGGAAAAAAGATACAAGAAAAATCAAAATAGTTGAGGGAATGTGTTTTATAACTGATGACATAAGAGATACATTTAAAAATTATTGGTTAGGAATTTACATAAATAACTATAACAATAAAATGAATTTCTGCTCTAATGTTACTAAGGTTTATTTTAAAGAAATGGCTCCAAATGTATTGAGTGGAGACTATGATAACAAGATTGAAATAGACTTAGAAGCACAAAAGAGATTAATTGTTTTAGATGGAAAAGACCCAGAAGAAATGACTGAAATGGAAATCTTAAAATATCCATCTGGAGATGATGTATTTTTAACTGGTGATGTTAGATTTGCAGATACTATGTCAAATCTTTCAATCATTGTGAAGATGTGATAGGAGGTAAAAATGGCAGATACAACAATAAGAGGTTATCATACCATTGCTGGAGCACATGGGACTCTTTGGATAGACAATGAAAAAATAGCAGAATTTACAAAAGTAAATGCAAAAGTAACAGCAGACAGAAAAGATGTGCAATTAGGCTTATCTGTGGATAGTAAGATTGTAGCTTTAAAAGGTGAGGGTAGTGTTACTCTTGAAAAAGTATACTCAAGAGCTAAAAAGATACTTGAAAAATTGGTAAAAGGGAGAGATGTTAGAGTTAGAATAGTGACTAATCTATCTGACCCCGATACACCAGGAAAACAAGAAGAAAGAATCTCTTTGGATAATGTTTGGTTTAATTCAATAGATTTAGTCAACATTACAAAAGGAGAAGTTGTTGAGGAAGAGTACCCATTTGGATTTACACCGGAAGATCTAAAATATGAAAATGATATAAAATAGGAGGCTTAGATGTTAGTTACTGCAGAAATGTTGCTTGAAAATAGCAAAAAGATAAATAATGATGAAAGAAAAAAAGTAAAAATCTATGTAAAAGAGTTGAATGGAGAGATTGAATGTGAATTATTAAACAAGGAAGATTATTTAGATTTAATCTTATCTAAAGAAAAAGATAAAGATTTAGAAGTCATCTATAACTCTTGTCCTATTTTTAGAGATGATAAATTGATAGATAAACTAGGATGTAGATCTAAACCAACACAAGTTGTAGCAAAAGTTTTAAAAGACCCAACTGTATATAAACTAGCAGATTTTATTTTAACTGTTTCTGGATATGGAGAAACTGATTTAGTTAGTTTAGTTGAAGAAACAAAAAACTAATAGAGAGCGACTGGAAATTAAGTACAGTCGCTCATTACGTAAATAGAGGGCATACTTTGGAACAACTTAGGAAACTTTCAGAAAAGGACTTATTTTATATGTACCTTTTAAAAGAATAATGATATAATACAGTATATTAAATTCATTTTAGGAGGAGAGATTGATGAAAAAGATTTTATTAATGTTATTTATTTTTATTTCTGTTATTAGTTTTGGAAGTGTTAAAATTATTGATACAAAAGATAATTTAGGAAAATTGACAGGTGGTAAAAGTATAGTTTATAAGGATAATGTTGGTAGTTTACAGTTAGATTTTGAAAATTCTAACTGTATTGCTATTACAGTTAAAACAAATCGTTATGCAAGTGAACTAGAAACTGAAATCGGTTTTATGATAGATACAGGATATAACAGAAATCTTTCTTATAAAATCCAAAAAGATAAAAAAACTGTGAAATGTAGTGCAGATAGTGCTATAGATGCAGAAATAATTAAAAACATAGTATATGATATGGAAAAAGGTTATCTGCTTATGATTGGATATGTTGGTAAAGATGATAAAATGATAGATATGAATATAAAATTAGCTGAAATTCAAAAAGCAATAAAAGAACTGAAATCTAAATAAGAATGGTAGGCAATTCAAAGAAAATAATAATTTTAAATATTGAAGAGAGTTTTTTAACTCTCTTTTATTTTTTAGGAGAATTAATGAATTTAAAAAATATATTTAATTATAAGCTAAGAGGAGTAGAAAAGCTCCTCTTTTTTATTTGGAGGTGAGAATTTGGAGCATGTATTAAGTGCTAGATTGGAACTTAAAGATAAATTTACATCTGTAATATCTAAAGCAGAAAAAGGACTGGCTGGACTTTATCAAAAAGCTAAATCTATGAATTGGGAAAAGGTTAATTCTGGATTGAATAAATTTGGTGCAGTTGCTGTTGGTGGTTTAGCAGGAATAGGTGCCATTGCTGGAACATCATTAACTGCTTTTGCAGATTTAGAAGATCAAGTTAGAAGAAATAAAGCTATCATGGGAGCAACAGCAGCTGAAGAAAATATGCTAATGGCTCAAACGAGAGAATTAGGAAGAAGCACAAGATTTACATCACAAGAAGTGGCACAAGCTCAAATGTATCAAGCAATGGCTGGAATGAAAACAAATGAAGTATTGGAAATGACACCAAAACTTTTAAAACTTTCTATTGCTTCTGGAGAAGATTTAGCTAGTACATCAGATCTTCTTACTGATAACATCAGTGCTTTTGGATTGAAATTGCAAGATGCTGACAGATTTATGGATGTTATGGCTGCAACAGCTAACAACACTAATACGAGTATTGCACAACTAGGAGAAGCTTATAAGTATGTGGCATCTACTTCAAAAAACTTTGAAAGTTTAGAAGAGACAAATATCATTTTAGGATTATTAGCAGACAGTGGACTTAAAGGTTCTATAGCCGGAAGAAACCTAGCATCAATTTATGCAAGACTTTCAAAAACAACTCCTGATATGGATAAGGCCTTAAAAAAGGTTGGCATAACTCTTTATGATAATAATGGTAAATTTAAAGGACTTAGAAAAATTATAGAAGAGTTAAAACCTAAACTTGCCTCTATGTCAGAAGAACAAAGAAACTATTTTCTAGCTACCATTGCTGGAACAGAAGGTTTAAAAGTAATGAATAATCTTCTAGGAACTTCAAAAGAAGGAATAGAAAAAGCAGAGAATGCTATAAAAAATGCAACTGGTGCTACAGATAGATTTGCAAAAGAAATGAGTGATAACACAAAAGATAAGATAGCTCAATTTAGAAGTGCAGTTGAAGATTTAAAAACATCTATTGGAGAAGGGTTAGCTCCAACAGCAGTAAATTTTATAAATAAATTTACAGATAAAATGGCAGAGTTAAACTCAAAAGGTACTTTTAACACAGAAAATGTGGAGGCTTATTTTAATAGAATATTTACTCTTACAGCAGAGGCTATAAAAGGTTTTGCTGCATTAAAAGTAGCAGCTATGGCCGAAAAAATTTTTCCTGGTACTGGCAAATATGTTGCAGGAAGTTATGCTGCATATAAAGCAGGTAAATTTGTTGGAGACTGGGCTGGAGAAAAACTAGGAAGAACTAAAAATAAATGGGAATTAAGAAAAGAATACCAAACAAAAGGTTATTCTTGGGATGAAGCTAATGCACAAGCACAAAAAGACATAGAAACAATGGACTTAAGAAACAGTAAAACAGATACTGATGAAAATATAATGTATATAAAACAAAATATGTTAAAAGAAAAATTAAGAGATAATAGAAATTCTGGAAAAGGAATAGAGCAGTTGATGAAAGAAACAGAAGAAGATTTTAAAGAAAGAAGAAGAATTGCTAAATTAACTCCAGAACAATTATCAAAAGAGCAAATAATTCAAAAAAATAAGACAGTAGAATCTTTAAACAAACCTATTTTATCTACTAAACCTTTGCCAGAAAGACAAAAAACAGACCTAGAAAAAGTTAGTGATAAGTTAGGACTTAAAGCTCCCGTATCTCCGTTATCAACTACATTTTCTCCTCAAGTAAATGTGAATATGGGTGGAGTTGTAATAAAAAATGAAGCTGATATAGAGAAAACAGCAGAAATGTCTAAACAGAAAATAATGGCAGAATTGAGAAATTTTGTACAAATAACTAAATAAGGAGATGATGTTATGAGACCAACATTTATCCTGGTTAAAGATAGCACTAATACTCCTTTTTTCTTTGTAGTCCCACCATTAGATTTAAGGATAGAGAGTGACCAGGATTTACAAACTATAAAAATAATTGATTTAGGAGAAAAAACATTAATTGGAAATAGAAAAGCTGAAAAGATTAGTTTTTCTACTTTTTTACCAAGTATGAAATCTCCTTTTTTTAATTTTGTTTTGTCAACTGCTCCTACCAATTCTATGGAAACCTTAAAAAAGTTAAAGAATGATAAGGAAAAATTAACTTTAATTATTCCAGAATTTAACATTTTCTTTAAATGCTACATCCAAACTTTGTATTTTTCTGTTACTGAAAGAACTGGAGATATAGATGTGGAAATAACTCTTGTGGAAATAAAGAAAAATAAGACCTTATCTGATGTGGCAAGAGGGTTATTAGAGAGGTAAGTATATGGAGAAACTAAAAATTTATGTAAATGGAAAAGAATATAAAAATATATTTACTAGGGTTATATGGAGTGGAGCAATTCATGGAACTGCAAGGAAGCTAGAAGTTGAGTATTTAGGAGATATTATAACTAATATTGGAGATGAAATTATATTCTCTTACGAAGAAGAAAAGTTATTCTATGGTAAAGTTTTTCAACATTCTAAGAAAGGTGAAACTGAATTAAAAAGTTTTTATGCATATGACAATTCTATTTATCTGAATAAGAATAACTTTGTTAAGAACTTTTTTAGAAAAAAGCCAAGTGAAATATTAAAAGAAATTTGTGGAGAACTTAATTTAAAAATAGGCAAAATTCCAAAAGATGAAGTAAGTTGTACTTACCCAGCTATCGATAGAAGTGGATATGAAATTATATTGAATGCATACACTATCCAGCATAGAAAAAATAAAAAGATTTATTCTATCGTAAGTAATGAACAAGCAATAGATATAGTTGAACAAGGCACTTACACAGATGTTCTTTTGACTAGTGCTGACAACATTTCTACTTCTTCATATGAAGAAAGCATAGAAAATATGATAAATCAAATTGTTATCTATAAAGTAGAAAATGAAAAACAGCAAATACTCAATAAAGTTGAAAATGCAGAAGATAAAAAGAAATTTGGTTTATTCCAACAAGTCATGCAATATGAAAAAGATGTAGATAATATAGCAAATGCTAAGGATATGTTAAAAAGTGTAGAAAAGAGTGCAAGTATATATTGTTTAGGAAATATCTTATTACAAGCAGGCTATAACATTGGAATACAAGAGCCACACACTGGACTTATTGGAAGTTTCTTAGTTAAATCTGATATGCATATTTTTGAGGGCGAAACTCATTTCTGTAATATTGAGTTAGCTTTTGAAAATATTATGGATAAGGCCCAATTTGAAAATAAAGAAAAAGCTAAGAAAAACAAAAAGAAAAAAGGTAAAAAAGCAAAGAAGAAAGACAAAATAGATGAGTTGTTTCCTGAAGGGTGGGATAAAAAATGAGTGATTTAGGAATTATGATAAGTGAAATGATAGGACAAGCTACAAAAGGAACATCTATCATAAAGGCATCTGTAGTTACTCCACCACCAAACTTAACTATTGAATTTGATGGGCAAGTAATTCCATCTGAACAAATTTACTGTAGTAACTACCTTTTACCACACTATCATAGAGATTATACAATAGATGGAGTTATAGATGAAATAAAAATAGATGTATCTAGCTATGATTATAATAATACTACTCAGGATGCAATGGGGCATAAAATTCCAAAATTAGAAGGAAGTGGAAAATATCAAGGAAATGGAACATACAAATCTCATAAAGACATCTGGTTTGAGGATACACTTCAAAAAGGTGATGAAGTGCTTGTGCTTGTTTTGGGAGTACATTATGTAGTTGTAACAAAGATAGTAAAAATGCCAAGCGGTGCAATAGAGGGGGTGTAATATGGAAAAAGATTTTAACATTTTTCTAGAAAAAACAGAAATAGAAGCTGAAGAAATGCCAATTTTTAAAGAATATGCTATAGACTTTAAAACTGGAGAATATATAAAAGATGGAAATGATATTAAAGTTTTAGAGAAAAATGAGGCTTTAAAAGTATGGATATTTAAGGCTTTAAAAACTAAAAGATTTAGATATACAGATGTACACAGTGATAACTATGGAAGTGAGTTAGAAACTAACATTGGTACTATCTATCAAAAATCTGTAAAAGATGCATTAATGATTAATCAAATAAGGGATACATTACTGGTAAACCCTTACATCACAGAGTGTTATAACTTTGAAATTTCTAATGAAGATGAATATGTTCCACAGATAACCTTTAATATTAAAACTGTGTATGGGGAGCTAGAAATGGAGGTGTAAAGTGAAAGACAGAATAGAATTAAGGAACAATTTTCTGGATAATCTTAAAAACCCACTTTCAAAAATGGAAGGGACATTTAACTTTGATATTGCAGCAACTTTTGGGATTACTGCAGAAGAAGTTTACAAAGAATTAGAATTCTGGGAGAAACAAACATTTATAGATACGGCTACAGAGGATGAGTATGTTGAAAAACATGCTCTAATGTTTGGAGTAACAAGAAGATTAGGTACTAAGGCAACAGGTACTGTAAAAGTAACTGGAAAAGCAAACTCTGTAATAGAAGAAAGTACAATATTTTTGAATAGAGATGGTATAAAATATAAATCTTTAAGAAAAGAGTATCTAAGCACAACTGGAGTTGCAGAAATAGAAATAGAATGCTTATCTGAAGGAAAAATAGGTAATGCTGCAATAGGGGAAATTACAACTTTTGAAATTCAAAATAGCAATATTTATTCAGTTATAAATGAAAAAGAAATTATAAATGGATATGATAAAGAACCTAATGCTGTACTAGTTGCTAGAGCTAAGGAAAAAGCTACAAGACCTGCTCACAGTGGAAATATATATGATTATGAGCAATGGGCTAAACAAGTTGATGGTGTTGGAAAAGTGTTGGTAAAACCCTTGTGGAATGGCAATGGTACAGTTAAAGTTTTGATTGCCAACTATAATAATGATATCGCAGATTCTAGCTTAATTCAAAAAGTTAGAGAAAGAATACAAAATGATGATGGTAGACCAGTTGGAGCTGATGTGACTGTTGATAGTTTTAAAGCTAAAACAATCAATATAGAGGTTAAAACTATCTTAAAATCTGGATATACTATATCTGATGTGAAGGAAAAAATTGAATCTTTATTAAAAGCTGTTATAAAAACTGGAAGTGCTACATTTGAAAAATCTAATAAAACAATATTATCTATTAATCGTTTAGAGAAATCTATATTAGAAATAGATGGAGTAAATGATAACTTTGTAAAAGTAAATAACTCTAACTCTAATACAGAAATCGCGGAAGATGAAATATTAATAGTTGGGACAGTGATTATAAATGAGCAATAGATTAATTAAGAAAGTTTCAAAAATAGCTAGAAATAGTTTACAAGAAGATTTAATCAGAACATTAGATTTAATCTGTGAATATGCTAAAAATGATATACAGAAATACAAGGAGCTATTATTCATAGCTTTTTTTAATGAACAACAAGTATCTAACTATGAGAGATTTATGGAGTTAGATTATAAAAATGGTTGGAGTTTACAAGATAGAAAAGATAGAATTATCTATACTTTACTATCAAAAAATATCTTTACACCCCATGTTTTGAAAGAACAAGCTAAGATATTCACAAATGGAGAAATTGAAGTTATTGAGAATTACAATGATTATTCTTTCATAATAAAATTTACATCAGTAGTCGGAATACCATCTAATTTAGATAACTTTAAAAACTTTATACATATTAACAAACCTGCACATTTGAATTTTATTATTGAGTTTAGATATAACATACATAACCAAGTAGCTTATTTATTGCATAATTCTTTAAAAGCAAAAAGACATAAAGAAATTTATGATACTAGATTATATGAAGATAGTGCAGTAATAGGAAAGTACCACAAACACATAGAACTTAGTAACTTTAAAAATGATGAATTAAAGAATAAGACACATAAAAGTATATATGATGAAAGGAGATAGAAATGGCTGAATACACTAAATATCTAAGACTAATGAAACCGCAAGGAAATGAGTATTACAATGTAGAAAATTTTAATCACAATGCAGAGTTGATAGATAAAGAGACAGAGAAATTAAATGATGCTGTCACAGAAATTAAAAATGGAGCAACAAGAGAGAAAGCAGGAATTGTACAATTTGGTACTGAGGAAGGAAAAGCATTAGAGGGAATGATGTTAGCTAGACTTGCTGGGTGTGTAGGCTATGGAGGAGATATTCAAACTGCCGGAGTTAAGGATGTTAATTATATCTATTATGACAGAAACACTAGAAAAATGTATAAGTGTTTAAATCAAAATTCTGATGTGTCAGCTAATGTTGCAAACTTTGTTCCTTTGGATAATAACTCACTTTTGGATAGATTGGAAAATTTATTTAAATATTCTGAAATTTTTAAGGGTAGAGCTGCAACAAAAGGGCAGACACTTGGGACAATTCCTAGTAACTCTAAATTTATAGAAATAATAGGAATAAATTATGCTGATGATAATAATTTTTACTATTTTACTCCAATCATATTAAGAACAGAAATTATAAGAAATAGGGATATTGCATTTACAGTAGGTATAACTTCTGATACAAGAGAATTTGTTTTAAGTTTTAAAAATAATGTAATAACAATTACTCATTCTACTGTTACAAATTCTACATCTGATAATAATTTTATTGCACAAATTTTATCTGTAAATAGTTAAGTTAAATTTTATTTTAAAAAAGTTGTTAATTGCCCCATAAATGTATTTTTAAGGGGTACTTGATTATCAGTAGAATTAACTATTAAAACATTATTAACCAAGCTAAATTGTCCACTACTTGCATTATTTCCTGTTATAGCTGTTGCTGTATTGTAGCAATCATAAGGTAAGTTGCATTTATATGAAGTTCCATAATTTAATTTTTCAGCACCATATGTATATGCAGCTATAAGAATTAAACTGCCATACTGAAATATAGTAAATTTGACACCAGCAGGTGTTGAGTATAGTTCCTGAATTTTAAAAGTTGACAAATTTTCCAATCTCTACACATTTAAAAATCTGCTTGTAGTTGGAACAAGCTACCTAAAATTAAATTTTTGAAAGGAGAAAAAATGAAAACAATAAATTTTTATAAAAAAGATAAATTAATCTTTTCTGTGTATGCAGAGAGTTTAGAAGATGTCTTAAAATCACCTCTTTCATATTTTCCAGCATATACACCAGATGTGATAATCACAGATATATCTTATCAATATCCAATTTACAAGGATGATACTCTTAGAGAAATGACAAAAGAAGAGAAAGTTAGATCTGGAATAGATGTTACATTGGAAGATGGAGAAATCATAAAAGATAAGAAAATTATAACAGTACCAAAACCAGCTGGAAATCAAAAATATATGTATTGGGACAAAGAAAAATCACTATGGATATTAGATAATCAAAAAGAGTATGATGATTATTGTGCTTTAATTGACAATCTAAAAGCAGAGGCTTTAACATATGGGTTTGATTACAAAGTTGATGGAAAAGAACACAGACAAAAGTGTAGAGATAAGGATATAACATTATTAGCTTCAAATGTAACTTTTATGTTGGCAGAAAAAACTGTTTATGGGAAAGAAAAACCAATCACTTGGTATTTTTATGATAATTTTGGTTTAAAGTTAGATTTAGAACAATCTTTAATTTTAGCTAGTTATGGGAAAACTTTTACTCAATCAGTCTATGATACAGAAAACTATTTCAAGACTAAAGAGAATCCAAAAGAAGTTACAAAAGCTGAATTTGAAAGCAAAAGAAAAGAAATACACTCTAATCTAGCAAAAGGCTAATTTTAAGAGTTAAATCAATTAAAGGTAGTTTTATATAGCTACCTTTTTTAATGGCTTTAAATGGCAAATTACGAGGTCAGTTTAATAATTTTTATATAAAAAAAATAAAGGAGTTGATAAGTATGTTTGTTTTGTCACAAAAGAGCTTAGAAAAATTAAATGGAGTTCATATAAACCTGGTTAATTTTTTTAAAGAATTAATCTTAATAAGCCCTTGGGACTTTAAGATTACAGCAGGAGTCAGAACTGCAGCAGAGCAAAATTTAGAATATCAAAAAGGTAGGACATTACCTGGAATAAAAGTAACAAAAGTAGATGGCTATAAACAAAAATCTAATCATCAGATCAAGTTTGATGGTTTTGGATATGCCGTAGATATTGGAGTTCTTATAAAAGAAAAAGTTAAGGTAAAAGTTAAGGAAAATGGAAAAGAAATAGAAAAAGAAGTTGAAAAAATAGTTTACAAAGGAAGTTGGAAAGATTTTCACTACTATCAAGATATTTATAATGTTGCAAGAGAGAAAGGACTTTTAGAAAAATATGGAATTGAATGGGGTGGAAATTGTTGGAAATCATTTAAGGATGCTCCACATTGGCAAATCAAAGGAGCAGATAAGGTAGCTTTTAAATAATAAACAGTCTGGCCAGACAAATTTATTATAAAAATTTTAGGAGGTATGAAATGGAAGCATTTGTAGAAAGAATGGTTGTGGAAAAAGACGAATTACAAGACAGAGTAACAAAATTAGAAAATTTTGTAAATGGAGAAAAGTTTAGAGAATTAAAAGGTTTGGAGCAAGTTTATTTAAAAGAGCAGCTAAAATTTATGAGAGGCTATTTAAGTGTATTAAGACAAAGAATTAATTTTTATAACAAATAACAGGAGGTTTAAATTATGAAAGATTTTATTTATGGTATGTTTTTTAAAGTGTATGCAATTTTTATGAGTTTTACTTGGGAACAATGGTGCTGGATGGCATTAGCTGCTGGAATAGTTGCTTATATGGTTTATAACAGAAAGAAGTATGTGCAAATTTTTGATAATGCAGTAGTGTATGCAGAAACATCTTTTAATTATGGAGATAATCTTAAAAAGCTAGATGGAGCTGTAACATTTATAATAGAAAGAACAAATAGCCTACCATTTATAGCAAGAGTTATAATTAGAAAATTTTTAAGCAGAAAAAGAATGGTAGATATCATAGAAACAACACTACAAAAGTTTTCTAATGTATTTGGAACAGGAAGAAAAGTAGATATAAAAGGAAATGAGGAAGATGGAGAAAAGTAAATTAATCCTGGAACCAATTTCAAATGGGAAAGCAGTTTTAATGCAAGATTATATTTATAGCATTAATGGGTATGATATAAAAGTTTTCAAAGGATTTGTAACGGATGGGGCATCAGTGCCTCATTCTTTGCAATGGCTATATAATCCTTATGGCAAATACATTAATGCAGCAGTTATACACGATTATTTATACTCTACATATAATAATACTGGAATTAATCGTACCTTAGCAGACAAGATATTTAGACACATTATGAAAGAAACAGGAGTAGACAAAAGAACTTGTAGGAGATTTTATAATGCTGTTAAATATTTTGGTGAAACATCATGGAAATCTAAATTGCAAAATGAGGGTTACAAGGATAGAGCCATTGTAGACAGAACTAAGGAGGCAAGAGAGTATTATAATTTTTGGTATAAGGTATTAGGGTTATAGGTGGTATATATGGAAAAAACATTATTGGAATATGGTATAGTTGGAGCTATTTTATTATATTTTCTTTGGAAAGATAAGAGTACCTTTGAAATGTATAAAAATACTATGCAAAGAATGGCAGATTTATTAGAAGCTATACAAAAAGAACAATCGGAATTAAAAAAAGATATGGAGGAGATTAAAAAAATCATAAAGTAATGGGGTAGGATTTTATCCTGCCCTTCTTTTTTTATTTGTTAAACTTATGATTTTATGAAGTGTTTAGATGTATTAAAAAAATTTTAAAAAAATAATAAAAAAATAGTTGACACCGACACGGTAATGTATTATAATAGCATTATAGAAATACCGACACGGTAAATAAAATTCAGGAGGTTTAAAAATGAAAAGATTTCTAAATGTACAAGAAAAAGCAAGTAAAAAAGGATATGTATTAATCAATTATGCACTTTATGCAGGAGACAAGGATAAATACAAATTAATGTATCCTCAAAATAATGGTGTTGCTAAAAGATTTAATACTTTAAAAGAAGCAGAAAGTTTTATAGAAACATGTGAAAGAAATAATTAAAAAAGGATCTACTAAATAAATAGTAAATCCAATTCAAGAAGTGATATAGTTACTCCTTCAGCAAGATAATTATATCACTTCTAATAAAAAAATACAAGGAGTGATTAATAATGGTAAAATTAGAAAAAAAAGAGGGAAAAATTTATGTAACAACATCTTATAATAGCACTTTTGTGACAAAAGCTAAAAATCTTAAAGGTAAATGGAATGGTGATTGTTGGGTGTTTGATGAAAAGGTTGAAAATTTAGTAAAAGAAGTTTTAAAAGATATATATGGGACTGATGGAGAAACTTATTCTAAAAATGTTACTGTAGAATTAAATCTTGATAAATTTGAATATAGCGATAGTCAAGGGGTAAAAATAGGAGACTTAGTTATAGCAATAAGAAGATATAGAGATAGAGATGTTACTGTGAAAGAAGGAGCAATAATAATTTCAGGAGGTTTTCCAAGTTCTGGGGGCTCAACAAAAACTCCAAGACTAAATGCTTGTGAAAATACTGTCTTAAGAGTTGATGTTCCAGAAATTCTTTATAAAAAAATAGAAAATGCACAAGGAGTAAAATTAATTCAAGTTGACTTGGATAGAGATTTAGAAGCAGAATTATCAAAAATAGAAGAAGAGATAAAAAAACTTGAAAATTATAAAAAAGAAATTCTTAAAAAATTAGGTCGTGGTTAAGATGACTTTCAAAGAAATATCTGTGGAATATTTCAAGAATTGGGGATTATCTGTAAGAAAAAGGACAAAACAAGCTCATAAAAAATCTTTTTTATATCAAAGTGAAGAGCTATTAGATTTAGATATAAAAGAGATTAATAAAGAAATTATAGAAAACCATTTAGCTAAAATGCTATCTAGACTTTCACAGAGCACAGCTGCACATTGGAATGCTAAATGTAAGAATATTTTAGAATATGCTTTTAAAAATAATTATATAGATTCAGATTTTTACAAAAATATAATCCATATAAAAGTTAAACAAACATATTCTATTAATATTATTACAGAAAATCAGTTTAAGATGCTACTAACAATAGCAAAAACTCAAACTAGACATAAAGACTTAGATGAGAAAATATTATTTTTAGAACTTTTATTTAAAACAGGGCTAAGACATTCAGAAGCAAAGGCTCTGCAAATTTACAAAATAAATTTTGATATTAATGAAATTAGAGTTAATAATTCTTTATACAGCGATGCAAAAGGAAAATGGGAGTTAGCACCAACCAAAACTCCCTGCTCTAATAGAATTATAAAAATTGATAAGAACTTAGCACAAAAGTTAAAAGATTTTATTGAACTAAAAAGTAAAAATAGAGATGATTTTTTATTTGCTTATGCAGATGGAAGTCCAAGAACAACTGTTTTTGCTAAAGATTTACTGAAGAAAAGTGCAAATCTTTTGGGAGTAAAAATATCAGCACATGGATTAAGGCATAGTCATGCAACTATGCTGATAAGGAACCTAGTTCCAGTTCAGCTTGTACAAAAAAGGATGGGGCATGCTGATCCAACAACAACAATTAAAACATATACTCATCTTGTCAGTGAAGATGAAAAAATAATCGTTGACTTACTTGAAAAAATTTGATAACCTCTTGTAAAAGAGAGGTGGAAGGATGGGAAAAGAAATCAGAAAATTACGAATTCTATATGCAAAAGATGGTCATGGGAATTTAACAACTAGATTGTCTATTCCAAAGTCTTGGCTAGATAAATTAGGCTTTTCTGTTGATGATAGAGAAGCTGAGGTATCGTTTGATGATGAGAAAGAAATTATAATTATAAAAAAAATAAAGCAGGATTAA